GTATAATATACTGATAGTTACCTTCAGATATACGTGGGAGTCTGAGTTTAGTTCTACTAACGGTACAAGGATCTACATAGTCACAGCATTCAGAAATAGGAACTTCAATCATTTCCAAACATGGAATAGTAGTAAAGAGAGTGTCTGTTGCCCAGAGTTTCCTCATGTTAGTTTCTCTCTTTACAAGCTTGATAGTATTGTTCCTTATCTCAGATAATACAGCACGATCAGTAATCAAGTTATCTGTAGATAACAGTTTATGAGTGGCTCTTACATCTGAAACTAATTTTCTTGCTATTGACATATGTTTTAAATTCTTGATTCAAATTCTGCAATCTTTCCTTGTGTAGGATGATATACAAAGGCTAAGGCTGCTCTAATTTGGTTTATGAAGCCATTGTCTACATGGTATCTATCATGGCCTGATAATGAAGGTACTTGCTGAATTCTAACTCCAGATCCTGTAACTTCCTTAGCCATATAATGATGTTTGTCACCTGTATGTACTTCTCTATATGTAGCATTTCCAAAGTCCTTAGCACTCTCTGGTGAGGTGGCAAATAGGATAGGAAGACCATCTAATTTACAAGCATTACCGTGGTGATAACCAATGAAGGTATTTCCTACCACTGTATGTTTAACTCTGGCTGCTTGTCTCTGCCATTTGATTTTCTTATATCCTTTGAAAAACACTTCCAAAGCATGAGCTACATAGAATCCTTTAGCTTTGTCATGGTTCCCTTGTACAAGGATTACTTCCATTTCTTCACACTGTGAAACCAGAAAATTGATAGCATTCGCCAGTATGTCAAATCCTTTCTCATATTCTTCATCATACCATGCAGTGACATCTTGAGGTGTGCCAGCAGTAGTTTGATTGTGTACATTATCTGTGTGAAAGAAATCATTTGAAATAGGGAATACTAGCTTCTTAATCTTGTAGCTAGCAGTTATTTTACTGATAAGGCTATTAACTGTCCTGTAATAGTCAAACTCCTTTGTTTCCAGCGTATCTCCCTGGAAGGTCTTTTTAGCTAAATGGAAGTCAGCGATATTTAGTTCCACATCTACTTCCTCTTTTTCTAATTCTCCACCCACCTCATGGTAGTAGAAATCATAACCTATGTTAGGTTCCCAGGTTTTAAGGAATTTAGCAAAGTCCTCTGGAGTGTAGTCATTGCTGGCCTTTTTAAGGGTGGCAAATACTGAGGATGTGAATTTACCGTTAGATTTAAGCTTTGACCAATAGTTACTTATCTTATACTTAGAAAGGTCAATTTTGTGTAATTTAGCTAGTTGTTCTACGGTTTTAGGATCAAATACTGATTCTCTTGTACTTTCTAATGTACCCTTTTCTACATTGACCTTTTGTGTTACCTCTACGTTTTCCTCTTCCTTATCTCCTTTTAGTTCTTTTAACAATTCTTCTACTTCTGATTCTGATATATTTAATTTTGCTGCATAAAAACTCTTTGACTTTTTCCAACTCAATAGCTGAGAGAGCTGGTTCAATAAATCCTGATTTTGGCTCATTTTATGATGTTTTAGTTAAATCAGTGGTAAAGATAGGAAGAAACTTTTGATATTCCCAAACTTATTTAATTAATTTGATTATTGTAAATAATTAAGCCCGTTATAAACAAAAACTCCCCTTAGTGTTTCCACCAAGGGGAGAAGCTCTACCGAAACCAATAACAGTAGAGCTTTTTCAATATTAATTCCCGTATAACCAGCTTAGAGTCCAATTCGCATTAGTAGTTACACTGAAGTTAGATCCACTAGTTGTCCAGGTCACTCTATAGTACTTAGTAGCCGTTTTAGTAGCTCCAGTGTTACCTGTATTAGAGCCATCAATACCTACAAGACGAACAGGTGTACCAATATTCACGTTATTTACAACTCTTACTTGCATTGTTGATATAGTGACAGCATCAGAGAAAGTTCCATTAATTGATCTTTCAATAGTGAAGGTTATATATGTATTATTGCTTCCTGAGAAGTACATTAAGAATACATCTATTCTAGGAATGAAATTAGCATCTCCTCCAGCACTAGATCCAAATGAAATAGTTCCAGAGTTAGCACCAGCGCCATAAGCATTAGGACTACCATTATCTGTATATGGAGCATTAACATTTACTGGAAAGGTAGGAAATGCAGCAGCTCCTTGTACTAAGAATCCATTTAGATTCCATATTTGATCTGTTACAGAAGGATTACTAGTACCTACTCTTTTGATTATTACAGCAGTGTTAGAAAGCCTGGAATCAAAGACGTGAGCTATATCAGTAACATAATTAATCTTACCAGTAAATCCTGATGCTGATTCTGAAAGAATATAAAAATTTCCAGCGTTAGAACCTACATAACTAAGACCTCCTATACCAAGACTTACAGTTCCATAAGTAGAATCACCTAATTGTAAATATTCTGAACCAGCAGTATTTGTAGCACCAATTGCTACAGTAGTTCCACCTGATCCTGTAAGTATAAGAGCATTACTACCTGGATAGTAAACAAAATTACTATTTCCTCCAAATACACCACTGTTATTAAACTGGACTGATCCATTAGATCCTCCAGGAGGAGTAACTGTACCAGATGCTGATATATTAAAGTTTGGATAGCTACCAGTGATAGTAATGTTAGTACCTGCCGTAAGACTTACTACTTGGTCAGGAGCTGTATTTGTTACATTGAAATTAGGATAGCTTCCAGATATGGATATACCTGTGCCTGCTCCTATAGATACCACTTGATCTGGAGCTGTGTTTATGATACTAAAATTAGGATAAGATCCTGTGATATTAATTCCTGTACCTGGAGTAAGTACTACTATTTGATCTGGAGCACTATTGGTAACAGTGAAGTTAGGAGAAGAGCCACCTATAATAATTCCTGTTCCAGCAGTAAGAGTTATTCCTGAACCAGGTGATGTATTAGTGATAGTAAAGTTAGGATAGGAACCTGCAACAGATATACCAGCACCAGCAGTGAGTCCAACTGTTTGATCTGGCGCTGTATTAGTAATAACACCTGTACCAGAATTATAATTAATACCTACACCAGCAGATAGGCTAGTGAGAGTAATAAAAGGAGGTACACCTGTTATTTTAGAGAAGGCTAATGATGTAATCCATGTAGGATTAGCATAGCTGCTTGTAGACAATAAATCACCTACATTCCAAGTTCTGTCAGCAGACAAATCTTGAGCTACACCATTAATAGTAAGAAGACGAGTTTTAGGAACAGAAGCTCCACCAAGAGAGCAAAGATCAACCTCTAGCTTACTAAGAATAAGCGTAAGATTATCACCAAAATTGATTGTTGTACAAGGGAGATTAGCACCTGAGTATATTACATCAGAACTATTTATTCTGAAAGGTTCACATCCACATGGAACCCATTCAGTAAAACACTCTTCATTACAATCAGTATCTGGATTTTCAGTATTCTGCCAGCAAGGCATTCCTGGGACACAATTCATTTAGATTGATTTAGAGATTAAGGAATGTACATGATATAGTAACAAGCTATCGCTGGTTGCTTATTATCATGAGGAAGTCCACCACCTGTAGCATTAGCCTGCGTAATACCAGTAGGAACTGTATTAGTAGGTGATAATGTAGCTGGAGCTATACCAGTCATTAATTCATAGTCAGCATTCAGGGTGTTCAAGAAAGACTTAGCCATAGGAAAGGCATTAGTCACAGGATTAATACCTGGATTCTGATAATCATTTACAGTAAAATGGGAATGACCTGGATCTGTAATAGGGTGAGTATGAGAAGGTATTGTAGTGGTGTCAAGAATAACACTATTAGTACCATAGATAGTATCTCCTAGTGCATAGTTAGGATTGAAAGTAGATGAGCTTGGATTAACAGCAGGAGCTAAAGTACCTCCAGGTACACCAGCAATTGCACCAACCGTTACCCTACCACGCTTATCAGGTGTACCATTATTACCATTACATAAATAGATGTTTGCAAACAGTCCAATACCAGCGCCAGACAAATCAAAGTTAGAAAGAGGTCCCCAATACTCCTGTACTGCGTAAGGAACCATTCTATTAGAATAGTTAGCAGAAGGAGCAATTGATGCAAGGTATGCAGCAATCAGAGTGTTAAGATCAGCAAGCTTTACATAGTTTGTAGAAACATCTAATGACAAAGCAGCTAAATTTGTATTAGTAGTACAGAGGTTATTGATAGCTGTTTGAAGTACACTATGAGTATCTGGGCCAATTACTGATGCAAGACATGTTGTTACATAAGGAGCATTGAGAGTAGTAAGGGTGGCATCAATAGCTGTAATCTGAGCCTGTAAGCTACAAGCTGATTGAATCAAAGCTTCAAACAAATTAACTGCTGTAATATCCTCACAGTTAGGAAGATAGCTTTGTACAAGAGAGCAAATGATATTTGTAGGAATCGTAGGTTTAATACCTGTTCCATCAAGAGTAGAACTTAAAAATGTGATAAGAGCCTGTTCTACATAAGAAAGGCTATCACCATTTTGAATACCAAGAACAGGAACATCTATACCAGTATATCTTACACACTGGTCAGAAGTTACTTCAGTACATCCGTTATAGCAATTTGAGCACATTGATTTTTTATTTATGAATTAAGAGTTTTACTTTACT